ACCAGTTTCAGTTTCAATTAAAACACCAACGGTGTTTTGAACATCTTTTACTTTTAATTCTGCTGATTCTAATAATTGATAATAGACTTTAAGAAACTCGGCAAACTTTGGATGGTCAGCAACGATAAATTCAGGAACTTGGCTGTTAATAATCGTTGATATTTTTTCATTGAACTTTGCCATTAGTCATTAATAACTTGTTGATGTTGTGTAACCTACACCTGCCTCAGCAGAACCACCAACAAAAGTATCCTCTTCTACGGTAATTAATGAGTTTGCAACATCAATCTCTACAATTTGGTCTCTTACAGGAACAACATCATTTGAAGATGGTTGTACCGTAATTTCAATAACCGTTGAAGCAGCGCCTCTAATATTTGATATTGAAGCAATACTCATAAGATTTAAAGTTACCTGACCTGTATTATAATTGATTGTGCCTTGCGTTTCATTTGCATAAGTTTTAACACCAGAAACTAGGTAATATCTTCTTACATTACCATTGCCATCATCATCTAAAAACATTTCATTATTATCATTTTCAACTTTGAAACCAGTTGAACTTAATATACCACCGCCGGCCATATTGTGACCAGTATGTGGATTATATAATGCATTTCTAAAATAGATATCATATTTTGTAGCAGAGTTAATTGTAGGTGTAAAACTCTTTCTCATTTTTAAAGTAGTTATATTTGATAAAATACTATTGTCTGTATCATCAATTAAACCTGTAATTTTTGAATGTCTAAAAACACCATCAAATTTTTGTAGTGTTGTAGTATTGTAATTTGATATTGTGTTTATAACATCTGATTTTAAAGTATCTTTAGATTTAGTTGTTGACTTTGCGTCATACTTAACATTAGAAGTCAAAACTATTGAAGTTGTTTCCGGGTCAACAATTTCTGGTTTAACAGAAGCAACGTTAAATTTTTTCAAACCATTTACTATATCTAATTTAGTTTGGTCAGTTAGTGTTGCACCTGAACCTGCTTTAATTGCAATCTTAACAATACCATATCTTGGCGTTTCATCATCTTCGCCACCCCAAGCACTTACTGATAATGCATTAGGGTAAATATTTTTTACAAGTGTTTCGTAATCTGTTGTTGTTACCGCTCTATCTTGAGCCGCAAAATTTAAAGGCGCATTAAATTTAACTGATTGATTATCTTCTCCATCAGCACCACCTTGCGATACTGAATTAGTTGTAATAGAAACGTCTGTAAAACCACCAACACTTCCTTGTAAAGCAAAAGTTTTAGCACCATTTGAAGATGTTTTGTTGGTTACAATGTATTCTAAAATTACTATATTACCATCTTCTAATTTTTTACCGGTAACACCATCACCAAAATATATTTCAAATTTACCATCTGTACTTTCTTGTATAAAATATACTTTACTATCAGAACCAACACCTGAAAAACCACTTGATAATGTATATGTGTTAGAAGATGTATCACTTACTGAATTTTGTACTATAACTTTTAATGTTGATGTATCTGTATTAGCATTTGGTATAATAAATTTTTGGTCAACGTCTGTTTCATCAACCGTATATTTAAATTTAACTAAAGTACCTTCGTATAAAACAACATCAGAAAAAGTAAAAACACCATCAATAGGTGTAGTAGTAATATCTTCGTTATTAATATATTGATAAGTTGTGTCGTTAAGTGTTGTAGTAAAAACGGTACCTTTTGCCATTGTAATTGATGTACCTGTTCCGTTATTTACAACTACGTTGATAGAAGCTTTAGGTGCTCTTGGTGAGTTAGGTGTATAACCTAACATTTTTGCTAGTGATACAATATTGTTTCTAATATCGGCACTATCAAGATATAATTCGTTTGTTGACATATTAGCTAGATATGCCATATAGTGAGTGTTGTATGAAAGTATGTCTAATAAAATTGAAAGACCAGAACCTTCAAAATCGTAATCTTGAAATTGAGATTGACTTTGTAAAAACTTTTTTAGATTATCTTTAATATCTGTAAAGTCTAAATCTGATACTAATAGTTTACCATTTGCCATATTATCTTAGCCTTTGTAAAAATGTGGTTACCGTTTGTGGTCCTGGTGAACCAACAACATAAAAATAGATATCAACGACTAATCTGTTATTGTCTTGGTCATCATCAACTTTAACACTTTGTAAATCTATTCTTGGTTCATAATTAAGTAAAACTTCTTGTATTTTTTTTTCTAAAAAAATTCTTGTCATTGGTGTAAAATTTTCAAATAACAATTCTCTTACACCACAACCTAATTCTGGTTGAAATGGTCTCTCATAAAAATTAGTTTGTACTAAATTTTTTACTGACCTTTTTACAGCAATAACATCTTCAACTTTTATAATATCACTTGTAATTGTGTTTCTTGTAAAATTTAAATCTATATCGCTAAACTTTCTTGAATTACGCTTAGATTTATTTACTAGTGCTGAATCGTATTGTGCCATAACGGTAATATTTATATACTTTTACTTAGCCGTTTGCGTAAACATTGGTATTATTCTTTGCGTCTACCATACTGCCTGCGTCTGCACTATCACCAATTCTACCTACTTTAATTCCTACAACATAAACGTTTGGCGAACCTGCATTTACATTTGCTACGTGATTAGGACATATTGGTACTGGTGGATTAGGGTGTGAAACGGTAGGGTCGCCTATTCTTGCAGCTAATATACCTTTTACAAAAACTGAACCTTGCGTAGGTGTATCTAATTGTGTAATTCCTACACAAGCGTGACCAGTTGATAAATCATCACCTTTTCTAACTATTAGCGGCATACCTACTTTTCTCTTTTGCTTCTCTCGCTGCTTTTATTGCCAATCTCTTTTTCTCTAGTATTGCAGCTTCTCTAATTTTTCTGCCAATCGGAATATTAATATAGTGGCACATTTGTTTGCCTTTTTTACTAATATATTCAACTGCAATGGTTGATTCTTTAAAATCGCCTTGTACAGACATTGTTGCCTTCTTCAAACTCATTGCTTCTTTTTCTTTTTCAACGCCGTTTTCATTCCAAAACTTAAATATTCTCATTTTTGCCATTTTTTACTCACTTTTTGTTAAATTTAGTTTTTTTGTATATTTATATTAGAATTTACAACGTGCTTTTGCTTGCATTTTCTCAATTTGCACGATTCCGTCAAGTGATTTGCTAAGTGATTCGCTTGAAATATCAAAATCCGGCGAATATTCGCAATTTTCAACGCTTTTTGAGCAGGAAATAGCTAAAAAGAACAAAGTAAGAACAAAAAAAGCGAAAAAGTGTTGATTTTTAAGTGTTTTTTTATGCATTTTTTTTAAAATAGTGCTTGCTTTTAGTATTTAGTTGTGGTATACTGGATTAGTAAAATGAGAAAGGACACAAACACTATGAAAATTATAATTTCATCAATATTAATCACGTTAGGACTTATTATGATGGCTGGCGCCGCTGGCGATTGTGATGGAAAATGTATGGAAAACGCAAATTCACTTATGACTATGTTATTTCTTGCATTTACAGGTATGATAACTTTCATATCTGGTGGTTTAGTAGCAATTAAATCTTAATTTAACAAAAGGACAAACTATGATAAAAGTTGAAAAAACTGCAAAGACACTAGAAGATGGTATTAAAAACCTGATGGCTGGTGCAAAAGCTGACTATGTAAGAATGTCTACCTCTGATGGTAGAAAAGAACTTACTGGTTATTCTTTAGAACAATCTAACAAATGGGATTCTAATACTAGAATTATGCCAGGTAAAAAGTATATTAAAGTTGTACAAGAAACTGGCGTATTTTGTTTTATTGTAAAAGAAGATTTTAAACATTTTAAAAAAGGTGATATATTGAAAGCCGCTGGTTACAATGCGCCTGCTTTAAATTCTGCTAGAGGTAACGTACTTTCTGGTAATTATTTAATTCAATGGACTGGTCCATTATATTTAAAATAGGAAAACACTATGTATAAAACACCGAGAGATAGGCGTAGAAAAGTGTTTGAGCGGGTAGTTAACCCGCTCTTACTAAAACATTTAGTACCATCAAGTTATAATGGTAATTGTATAGCGTCTAACATACCAATCAAATATTTAAAATATTTCAAAGAAGTATCTTCGTCAAGAAGAGCAAAAAGTGTAAGATATAGATATAGAGGTAAATCAAAATCTAATTATTCAAGACCTCAATCTTTTTGCCATATGCACGGCGCTGATACATTTTCAGTTTATCATAGATAGTTGAAAACTGCTCGTAGCTCAGATGGATAGAGCAACAGATTTCTAATCTGTGGGTCGTAGGTTCGAGTCCTACCGAGCAGGCCAACTACCAATTGTTTGTTGACTTGGTTACTTTGTGTCCGAGTATCTTGCCTTTGTTGACACCCTCTTTCACGGTATAACCTGACGTTCCGTTTCCATTTATATCAACTTCACTCCGATTAAACATAATTGCTTTTGCTCTGTCAAGTATGTTCTTCTCTTTGTTTCTTGCCTTAAATAAATGGGTGAATCTTTTTGTCATACACCCTCCTTTTTAAAGTTAGGTGCGTTCCTTCGGCGAATGCCTACTTCCGACCTTTACGGTTGAACGATATTAATTATTTATACTACCACTTGCCTATCGGACACTTTGATTTCTTTAACTTGCATTTTACTTTCATAAAACACCAACACTCTTTACACATAAAAGTGGTCTTGTTAAATTTATCACATTTAGCACAAATGTTAAATCTTGCTTGTGCTTCTTTCTGTTCTAAAAAAGGATTTAATGTATTAACTTTCATCTTCCTGACTTATAAACAAATCATAGTCAGGTTGTTCCGGATGAGTATTAGAATATTCTAAAGCATAATCAGGATAACTTGGTATTGAAACTTCTAAAGTTTTTTCATTTCTAATACCTTGTTCATCAACCCAAATATTTAAATTGTATGTTGAACCAGCGTCTGTATCAATGTGGTCAATTTCCATAAATTCTGTATCTGTTCTTATATAAGAACCTCTAGGCGAGGACGGCCTAGTTATGTTTGCAACTTCAACACCATCTTTTGTAATTGTACAACCAAAAGTTAGTTTATCAAATACAATACTATTTGCTGAACCATTTTTAAAACCCCAATGAATATATAAATCATCAAAGTTTAAATCGCACTCTTCATCACGAAAAGTACCGTGTTCTAAATCAGATACTTCCCACTCTCTTGATGTTGTGTCAAATTTTACTTTTAATACTGCCATATTTTTCCTTACGGTGCAATCATATAAAATATAATTACTTTACCACCTGTTCCATTTGCGTTACCATAACCACCATCTTTTAATGTTGCAAGTACAGCGTCATCATCACTTGGCGAACCTGTACTATTAGATTGTTTAAATTGTTCAGCGTTTGACGGATAACCTCTACCGCCTCCGCCTCCACCTTTTCCAGAGCAATCACCTCCTCCGTTAGAAGCTGCATTTCCGCCGGCAAAACCTCCGCCGCCACCGCCTCCTCCGGAACGGTCTCCACCAGGATTACCTCCCGCTCCACCATTATAACTTCCATCTCCTCTTCCACCGGCAGCGCCACCTGAAGAACTTGCATTACCACCGTTTTCACCATTTCCGCCACCCGAACCTCCTCGGCCGGCACCTCCACAACCTTCTCTTCCTCCTCCGCCGCCTCCACCTCCGGAAGCAACAAGAATATTTGTTGTGTCTGTATTACCTGAATCGTCAACTACGAAAGAACCTCCTCCGCCTCCGCCTCCTCCGGCAGAGCATCCACCAGGACCCGAAGACCAAGCACGGCCACCTGAACCTATAAATCCAGAACCGCCTCCACCTCCGGCGCCACACGACCCACAACAG